AATGGGATTAAACGAAGTATTTAGAAAAGTAGCTGATATCGAAAGAAACGCTACAGAGTTAGCATCACACCAAGTAGAGTTAGGTGCAATACAAGATTTGGAAAAAAAAGTAGCACAGTTTCAAGCAGACAATGATAAAGTAACTCAATTAATTAAAAATTTAGATTCAGTTAAAAATCAGTTTAAACAATTAGATAAAAAACTAAATGTTGAATTTAAATCATTAAGAGGTGAGGCTGATAAATTATTTGAACAAGCATCATCATTAGGTTTAGAAACAAAAATACCTTTTCAATTAGGTGCAAAAGTTGCAAAAATATACGGCGAAAATTGGGATATGGATGCAATCAAATTCTTAAGGTCTTAATAAATAAATAAAAACGAAAAATGAAAAATAGCACAATTAACAAAATCAAATCACTTTTAGGAATGGAAGTGAAATTAGAGCAAATGATGTTGATAGACGGAACTACAATTCTTGAAGCAGACGCATTTGAAATGGATAACGAAGTTTTCATCGTAACTGAAGACGAGCAAAAAATTCCTTTACCAATTGGTGAGTACGAATTAGAGAACGGAATGATTCTAGTTGTTGCAGTAGAAGGAATTATTGCTGAAATCAAAGAAGCAGTAGTTGAAGAAGTTGCTCCTGAGACAGAAGCTCCAGAAGTAGAAGTTGAAGTAGAAGCTGAAGCTGCAGCACCAACTGCAAAGAAAACTATCGAGTCAATTGTAAAAGAAACTTTCTTCTCAGAAATCGAAGCATTAAAAACAGAAAATATTGAATTGAAAGCTAAATTGGAATTACTTTCTAAAGTTGACGAAGTTACAGAAGAGGTAACCGAACTTGCAGAAGAGCTTAAACCGATTAGCTTTAATCCTGAAAACACGAATGTAGTAGAGCCTTTCCGTTTTGAGAAAAACAGAAGTCGTTCAACTATCGATTCAATCTTTGAAAAATTAAACAAATAATATTAACTAACAAACATTTTTAAAAAATGGCAACTACAACATCAATTACAACTACTTACGCTGGAGAATTTGCAGGTAAGTACATCGCTGCAGCTTTATTGTCTGCACCAACATTGGACAAAGGTGGTATCACAATCGTTCCTAATGTAAAGTTCAAACAAGTAATCAAAAGAGTAGCAACTGACGATATCGTTAAAAACGCTACTTGCGACTTTGATGCTACATCTACAATTACATTAACTGAGAAAATTCTTCAACCTGAGGAGTTCCAAGTTAACTTACAATTGTGTAAAAAAGATTTCGTTTCTGATTGGGAAGCAATTTCTATGGGTTACTCAGCATTCGAAGTAATGCCGAAAAACTTTACAGACTTCTTATTGGCACACGCTGCTGAGAAAGTTGCTGCTGCAATGGAAACATCTATCTGGACAGGAGTTAACGCAACTGCAGGTCAATTCGCAGGTTTGATGACACAACTTACTACTGATGCTGCTTTACCTGCTGCACAAGAAATCGCTGCAGTTGGTGGTGGTGTTAATGCTTCTAACGTTATTGCTGAGTTAGGTAAGATCGTTGATGCTTGTCCTGCTGCTATCTACGGAAAAGAAGATTTAAGCATCTATGTTTCAAATAACATTTACCGTGCTTATGTACGTGCTTTGGGTGGATTTGCTGCATCTGGAGTAGGTGCTAACGGATATGACAACAAAGGAACAAACCAAACATTGAATGACTTGTACTTTGATGGAGTTCGTATCTTCTTAGCTAACGGATTAGCTTCTAACACAGCTTTACTTGCTGAGAAATCTAACTTGTACTTTGCTACAGGATTGATGAACGATATGAACGAAGTGAAAGTTTTGGATATGGGTGACCTTGACGGATCGCAAAATGTTCGTGTAATTATGCGTTTCACTGCAGATGCTAAATACGGATTTGCATCAGACGTAGTTACTTACGGAATCACAAACGCTGCTAACTAAAATTAACAGACAATAATTGAAAGGGGAGGTAAAGTGCCTTCCCTTTTTTATTTACTCTAAAAAAACAAAATATGTGCGATATAACAACAGGTAGACTTGAGGTCTGCAAAGATGTAGTTGGTGGGATTGACGCTATCTACTTTATTAATTACGGAGATTACAACGCAGCAACGGATGTAGTTTATACTGCTTCTACAGATACAATTGACACAATTGCTAACGTAACATCATTGTACAAATACCAACTTAAAGGAACAAATACATTTGACCAAGTTATCACAACATCACGTGAGAACGGAACATCATTTGTTGAGCAAACTTTATCAGTAGTATTGAAAAAACAAGATGCTGCTACACACAAGACAGTTAAATTGCTTTCTTACGGACGTCCTAACGTAGTGATCAAAACACGTAACAACCAATTCTTCCTTGCAGGATTAGAACACGGAATGGAGTTGACTACTGCTAACGTGTCAAACGGAACTGCAATGGGTGACTTAGTAGGTTACACTTTGACGTTTGTAGGTACTGAGAAAATCTTAGCTAACTTATTAGATGCAAATACTGAACCAGGTGCTACAGGTCTTGTTGGAAATGCAACGGCCGTATTTGGAGCAACTACAACAATCGTTACTTCATAGTTCTTTTTTAATAGCTTAATTGAAGGGGTGGCTTAGGTTACCCCTTTTTTATTTACAACAATATTGTAAATTCATCGTTTTAAAATTATGATAGTATTAACGCCTTCTACATCAGCTCAGACTTTTTCGTTTATTCCCAGATTTGAGAATTACACAACGATGACAATTACTGACGAAGAAACCAATGTCACTACAACGATTGCAATAACAAGCTCTACGCAAGGTGGCTATGTAAACACGATAACTGCAACTTTTGCATTAAAGAATGACCACACTTACACGTTATTGTTATCTAACGGATCAACTATTTGTCACAAGGATAAGATCTTCTGCACAAATCAATCAATCGCAACATTCTCCGTAAACAACGGACAATATACTTCTAATACTACTACAAACACTTACATAGTTTATGAGTAAGAACTTACATATATTAAGCCTAAGTGCTTACACAACGCCTACAATCCAGGAATCTAAAAAAGATAATTGGGTTGAATATGGCGAAGACAATAATTACTATTCTTTTCTAATAGACAGATACACGAACTCAACCACGAATAGTGCTATTATAAACAACATAGCGAGACTTGTTTACGGAAAAGGACTATCTGCATTAGACGCTAACAGAAAACCTGCTGAGTACGCTCAAATGATGACATTGTTTAGTAAAGATGACATCCGCAAAATTATTGTAGATCGTAAAATGCTAGGTCAATATGCGTGGCAAGTTCATTACAACGATAAACACGACAAGATCCTTAAAGCGTTTCATATTCCAGTAAACTTATTACGTGCAGAAAAATGCAACAAAGACGGAGAAATAGAAGCGTACTACTATTCAGACGATTGGACAGATGTTAAAAAATATCCACCTTTACGCATACCTGCTTTCGGATTCTCAAATGAGAAAATAGAAATCGTTTACTTCAAGCCTTATTCAGTTGGAATGAAGTACTATAGTTACGTTGACTATCAAGGATCTTTACCTTACGCACTTTTGGAGGAGGAGATTGCAGACTATTTGATCAACGAAGTACAAAACGGATTCTCAGGTACTAAAGTCGTAAACTTTAACAATGGAGTACCTACCGAAGAGCAACAATCAATGATCACTTCCAAGGTGATGAACAAACTTACAGGTTCACGTGGTCAAAAAGTAATCGTAGCGTTTAACGATAACCAAGAATCAAAAACTACGGTTGACGATATTCCTTTAAACGATGCTCCAGAACATTACACATATCTTTCAGAGGAGTGCTTACGTAAAATTATGCTAGGTCACAATGTTACTTCTCCTTTGTTATTTGGAGTTGCTAGTTCAAATGGATTCAGTGCTAACGCAGACGAGCTTAAAAACTCTGCAATATTGTTTGACAATATGGTTATTAGACCATTTCAAGAAGAAATCTTAGAATCATTTGACAAGATTCTGGCATTCAATGGAATCAGTTTAAAATTATTCTTTAGAACATTACAACCTTTAGAGTTCACAGACCTTGAAAACACGCAAACTGCTGAAGAAGTTGCAGAAGAAACAGGAGCAGACGCAACTCAGTTAAGCAAAATGGACAACGAAATAGCAGATGAGTTAATTAATTGTGGTGAGGTTGTAGATGAATATTGGGTATTAATTGACGAATTTGAAGTTGACTACGACCAAGAGGATGAAATCGACTTAGAGATTGCAAACGCAAATAAATCTAAGCAATCTTTATTGTCTAAAATTTACAATTTTGTAAGTACAG